AAATAAATTATTATGATAAAATTAATCGTATCTGGAAGAGTAGGTCAAGATGCTGAATTAAAAACAGTAGGAGACACTATGGTATGTTCATTTAGTGTTGCTCACACCGAAAAGGTTTATGGCCCTAATCCATCGGAGAAAACAATCTGGATAAGTTGTAATATCTGGGGACAGAGAGCGGAAACCTTAAAGCCGCACATTGTTAAGGGAACTTACATTGTAGTAGAGGGAAGTGGCTTAGTAAATGCTTACCTACAAAAGAATGGAGAGCCAGCTGCAGTATTAAACTGCCGTGTGAGTAGTTTAGAATTTGGACCCAAGCCTACCGCAGAACCTACTCCACACACCGCTACTGCACCAGCAGGTAAGTATGAGCTTGGCGAAGATTTACCATTTTAAACAACATTTATAAACCAATTAGTATGAACAAACAAACAAAAATTAAAGGCTATATGCTTTTAATCCTCGTTATCTCCTCCCTCTTTATCTCCTTTTCCGGCAAAGGTAGCTATGCTAAAAGCAAGGACAAGGCACCTAATCCTGCTAAAGAATATCCACAAGATAATCTAATGATTATTGACATGAAGAATCTGCCAGGAACACAGATTAAAAGCATGGGCAAAGATGAATTGCAAGAGTTTTTGGAAGGACAAGGCTTTAGGAGATTAAAGAATAAAAGTCTGGTAGATTTACGTCGTATATGGTTAGGTTTTATGTATGAAGATTTCTTTTATACTATGCACAAAAAGACTGATCTGCCTATCTCTGTTATTTATGCTTTTTTTATTATTGAGGCAACCAATGCCGGAATAGAAAGTAAGTTGATGGCAAAGGCACTTAATCCTGGAGGAATAAAGTACAGAGGCACCGGTAAGAAGATGAATGCTATGGATGACTGCTACAAGAATGGTAAAAAGATACCTTGCGCATTCCAGGCTTTCTCCTCTTACAATGCCATGGTGCAAGGCTGGGCAGATGTTTTAAACTTACCAAGGTACAAAGGATGCAAAAGATATGTTTTTGCTAAGTACAATAGAGGCATGACTGCTAAAAACATTGTAGATGCTACTTGTAAATGTTTTTACAAAAGCGGCTACCATACGAGTAATCTTTGGAAAGTGAGAAGTAATTTATCAACTGAATACTGGACAGTAAAAGCCAGTTTTCCCGAAATGGAATATTAATATGGTAGACAATAAATTCTTTTTTGACAAATCAGTAGAACTTGGCTTTACAACTACTAATTATGAATCTCTTGTTAACCTTCATACAAATGGTGCAAGGACATTACAAATAATGGGCTGCCAGTCTGTTTTTGAGTTTGGGAGTGGATTAGGTTTCTTTTTATCTGCCTGCCAAAGAATCGGTTTATATAATCATGTTGGCTATGATATTAATCCTTATGAAAGAGAATTTGCAATAAGTAAAGGAATTGATTCAGATAGGTATTTATTGCAAAAAGGTAAATTTAAAATAAAAGGCAAGTATGATGCTATCTATTCCACAGAAGTATTTGAACACATGACCGATGCAGAATTAAATATAGTTATGCCAGTATTATACAATGCTTGTAACAAATACTTTTATTTTACATCTACTCCTTATGCCTCTGCTAATCCTGCTTGGGACATTGAATGGGGACACATTAATCTTAAAAGCAAAGAGGAATGGATAGAATTGTTTGAAAAGTATGGCTTTGACTATCTGCAAGATGCTACCGATGTAACATCATGGGGATTATTGTATAAAAAGAATGATAGTCATGGTAAAAGGCAGTAAAAGGAATAAACAAATGTTTAGTAATCAAGATATAGAAATAATCACAAGATTATATCCTAACACCCCTAACAAGGTCATTGCCACCTTTGTGCCTCATTCTTCTACATCTATAAGCAACAAAGCCTATGCCATGGGCTTAAAGAAAACAAAAGAGTATATTAGAAGTAATTGCATACAAGTTGCCCTTAAACAATGGGAAAACGTAGAGAAAAGTAGCAGATCAAGGAGAACTTGCTTTCATAAAGGGCACACTCCCTGGAACAAAGGAAAAACATTGTCTGCACAACATAAAGCAAAGCTCACAGGAGTATTTCAAAAAGGTAATGTACCACACAATGAATTACCGATAGGTAGTATTAGAGATATTAATTCCTATAATGAAATTAAATACGCTAATCATAAATGGATGAGCCTCTCCCGATACAACTGGGAACAAGTGCATGGCTCAATACCTAAAGATATGTGTGTGTTCAAATTGGATGGTAATAAATACAATGATGACATTAGTAACCTCTGCCTTGTTACCAGGAGAGATTTGGCTGTGTTAAATCGCAACCATTACAAGATACCGCAGGAATTAAAAGAAGTGCAAATATTAATTAACCAGATTAAAGACATTGTAAAATGAGACTAACAAAAGATGAAGCTCGGATATTAGCGGAAGCAATGGAAGAGTATAAGTACAAAGTAGTTGAAAATCCTTATTATAAAGAATTAGGAGTGTTTAATAAACTCCATGATTTGCAGTACAAATTAGAAATGTTTGGCGATGATAAACGCAGAAATGGCAGAACAAGCCAAGATAATTTTAACGACTTAATTAAAAGATTAACAAAATGAAGAACAAAATCAGCGATTTACGAAACCACCTTTTTTCCGTTCTTGAAGAACTGACAGATCCAGACTCGACCTACGACATTGCCAAGGCCAAGGTTGTGGCAGATGTTGCACAAGTTATTATTAATAGTGCGAGTGTTGAAAACCAGTACCTAAAGATAGTGGGAGGGAGTCATGGCAGTGGATTTATTGAGGATAGGAATGAGGTGAAACAAATTGGCGAAAAGAATTAAAAAAGTATTATATTTGCAATGTTCTTTAGATGGTGTGCAAGTCACCTAAAGAATTTCGAACAAAATAAACTTTGTTCACATGAGCCCAGTAGTCTTGCACCTATTGGGCTCTTTTTATTTTACTAAAATGGCTAAAGAAATTCAATTAACACAGGGTAAAGTTGCAATCGTGGACGATGAGGACTTTGAATATTTAAATCAATGGAAATGGCAGGCAAATCAAAAGAAAAGCAAAAGATTTTATGTATATAGAGGTAAAAAAATTGATGGAAAATATAAGATGATATATTTACATAGGTTTGTATTAAATATAATTGATAAAAATATATTTATAGACCATGTAAATATGAATCCATTAGATAATAGAAAGCAAAATTTAAGAATATGTAATCGTTCACAAAATCAAATGAATAAGAATGTACAAAAAAATAATATATCAGGTTACAAGGGCGTTCATTTTGATAAGCGTACTAATAAATTCTTTTCATACGTAACAGTAAATAAAAAAAGATATTGGTTAGGTTATTTTATTGACCCTATTGATGCAGCCAAAGCTTACAACAAAGGAGCAATTAAATTTCATGGAGAATTTGCCAACCTTAATAAAATTTATTGAAATGGAAAGTATAAATGATAAATTATCTTATTCTAAAATTTCTTTATCTTATGGATTAGATGGAAACAATGAAATACAAATATATCATGGAGACAATAATCTTATTTTACCCAAATTAGATATTGATTTTAAAAAGATAATATTTGTTTCTGACCCTCCTTTTAATATTGGTTATCATTATAATAATTATTCTGATAAAATGAAAGAAGATGATTATTATAATTGGTTATCTAATATTTTTGGAACAAACAAACAAGTAATTATTCATTATCCAGAGAACCTATATAAACACAGTTATAATATAGGCATGGTTCCTGATAAGGTTGTAAGTTGGGTTTATAATAGCAATACAGGAAAACAACATAGAGATATAGCTTTTTTTGGTTTTAAACCAGATTTTACAAAGGTTTCTCAAGAATACAAGAATCCAAATGATAAAAGAATTGCTAAACGTATTGAAGAAGGAAAATCAGCTAAACTATATGACTGGTGGGAAATTAATCAAGTTAAAAATGTAAGTGCTGAAAAAACAGAACATCCCTGCCAGATGCCTTTAAAGGTAATGGATAATATAATAGGAATTATACCTGAGGATTATATTATAATTGACCCGTTTATGGGTAGTGGCACAACCGCGCTTTCATGCCTTAGACATAATAGAAATTTTATAGGCATTGAAATAGATAAAAAATATTTTAAAATTGCTAAAGACAGGATAACAAGCAATATGTGTGTTTTAAATTTTTAAACTATGAAAGAAAT